CGAGCCACTGTAAACACTACGCGCCACTTGTGGCGATGCTGGCGGTCCAAAGGTTACGGCCCCCAACAACCCACCGTCTTGGTTGATCAAGCCAAAGGAGAACGAGACAACAGCGGGTAGTGCCTCCTTGTAGTGATACAATGACACAACCTCAGCAGCTCTCTTAGCACTTATTGGCTCCACCTTGGTCTGGGTCGCCGTAATAGGCACCTCTGCTGCGAAAACCTGGTCGTCGTTGAACAAAGACCAAGGCTTGAGTCGGTGTTGTCCCAAATGTTCAGACTCCATTCTCTTCATCCGGCAGAACCTCATAACTAGCTTCTTCTATATCTTCGTCTTTGGCGGCTTCACTAGCGGCTCGAGCTTCAACTTCTTTGAGCCCCGTCAAGAATACGGCGCTAATATCACCGTTAACTGACAAAGCTGTCGCTTCATTCTTGCCATAAGACACGCGGTCAAGTCTCTCGGCCATCCATCGCCTGTGCTCAACACGCAACCTGGCGGCTGGAATCGTACCGTCGTCAGCGCCGTCTACGATCATTAGCCCCTCTTCGACCAAGTCAGAAGCAATCATTTCCTTGACGCCCTGCCAGCGATCCCACCTGCCCCCGGTCTTGTCTGCCTTAAGCCATTCGTAAAACAACCTCGTAGACATTTTGCCGACGCTGTCTGGCATATTCTTCAGCATATTCCGTACAGAGCGATGCTTCATATAAAGCTCAAAAATGCCGTGCTCTCCGTACTCGTCTAATCGCTTATGGACAGCTCTGGTAATCTTTTTGGACATAGCTTCGCTTATACCCCCTGTCGGTTAGACCCAAGAATCAATGACATTATCCAACAGACGCGACAGGTCTTGTTCATGCACTGCCGTGCCATCGCTACGCCACCGCATCCGATCATCGTGCGGTAAGCCCTCTAGCTTCTCGCCTTCCATTCGCTCGAACTCGTCTTGAATCCACCAGAATGCCAAGTCATCGCGTGCGCGCTGGATGTCTTTGCGCCAGTCTTCTGCGTGGTCGCTGATGTCTTCCAGGGGCAACAGGCTGATGCCCATCAACACTCTGTCAGCAGTCCGATAGTATCTTCGGCTCATGTCGGCCACATCCCTTCTTCGTGCTCTGATGCTTCTTGCAGCGAAAGGGTCCGGTAATCCCACAGCACCGGGATCTCGAGCGTCGGGCCGTGACGGTTCTTCGCAACACATAGCCAGGTTCGAGCTACGTTGTTTGTGCGCTCATAACGACTATGGTCCAACAGCAGGACCAAGTCACTACTAGCCTCGAGAATCATGCCGCCGAAGAGCCCTTGGCTTCTCGGGGTGTGATCGTAGTTGCTGGAAGTGCTGCGGTTGAATTGCGAGAGGCAAACGATGGTGCATTGATTGTCTACGCCCCATGCTCGCAATTCTGTCACGATCTTCTGCGTGGCCCGATAAATCGCGTCTTCATCTCCGGTGTTCACTAACTGCAAGTAATCCAGAATGAAGTAGCGGCACCCGTCGTCGAAACAGGCTTTGCAATAGTCAACGACCGACTGCCATGTGCTGAGAAGCTTTGTCGGCACCCATAAAGGCGGTGCGTCCTCCATTCCCTTTCGCGCTTCCGACCAGTCGGGGTGATGGAAATTCCCTCGCTCGAGCCTCGCGATGCGAGTGTGCGTATGAAGCGCATACAAACGCGTAGCGAGCTGTTGGGGAGACATCTCTAGGGAGATATAGCCTACGCTCGTGCCGTGCCTTAGAACGGCGCTGGCGATGTTTAGAGCTAACGCAGACTTCCCGTGTCCTGGGTTCCCCGCAACCGTGATAAACCATCCAGGTGCAAAGCCACCCCCACCGCCGTCATCACGACACACGCGATCTAGTGTGGGTATGCCAGTCGGTACACTGACGATCTCTTCTTGCTGTTTGTGCGCGTACTGATCCATGAAGTCCGCGCCAAGAATATTCTGCCTCATCGTCAACTTTGCGCCCAAGCGGGGAGTCCGATCTTTGGGATCGTCAGGTGTTCGTGACCGCTTTCAGGCGTGTATCCCGGCCATGTGTCGTTTGCGTGACAATACTTCCAGTAACCCATTAACCCTCTTACTTCGGCCTGACCTGCGGAAATCGTAGCCTCGTCTAGCTCGTAAAGAGCCACGCAGTATGGGGCAGACCTTTCGACACAAATGAACAGGAACCGATCTCGTCCACCTGGGCCGTCGTCATCCCCCTCGTACCCCTCCAAGTAGTTAATGCCGTTGAGGTAGTGTGCGGCTTGTCGGTAATAGCCGCGCAGATGCACGTTGCGCGAGAACTCACGCCGACTCGCGTCTTGTGTAGTCTTCAGGTCGATAATCGCGTTCCCGAACCGAGTATCCTGGTTCGGTAGAATGTCGATCCGAGCCTTGCACGCAACATCGGTAATAGGGTCACCCCAAAACGCACTTGCCTCGGCATGATGACCTGCGCTCAGAATACCTGACACAATCGGGTGCGAGAGAACTGAGTCACGCATCGCAACGACCGTGTCGTACTCGGACGCCTTGAGAATCCTGTCGGCTGGCACTGTTTCAAGGAGCTCTTCGCGTGCGTCACGCACCTTCTTCGATCTACCGTCACCATCCGGTAGCCTTCCGTACTCAACATCGAACAGAAAAGGCTCTAGAATCGCGCTGTGGACCGCGCTGCCAATAATCATGGCTCGCGTTGGTCGGGTCGGGTTCTCGAGCCCGTGCTTCAGGTGGGCGGGTGATCGGTGCAGAAGATTCAGCCGGGAAGCCGAGGCCCCATCAGCGGCGTGATAGTCGTCTGCACTGAGGTTGTAGAGGATCGATTCTTCTTTGGTGGCAATCATGCGTCTACGCTCCAGTTTCGGCCCACTGCCGAGACTTGTTGTGTGGTCTTGTGTCTGTCCAAGCCACGGTGAGTCCAGCTCTCCCTTCGTTCTTCGTTTCGGAATAGGCTCTCAGGTAGCTGGTATGTCCGAGTTCCCATGTGATGAGGACTAGCCTTGACAGCTCTTAGAATGGATCTGAACAGATCCCCTGGGCTGTCGTGATCTGATAAGTTTTCTTGGTGCAGAGCCGCCAGCACCTGCTTGCGCTTCTTCGTGAGTTTCGGGTGCGGCTTCTTCGGAGACAATTCATCTAACCATATCTGCCAGTACGCCTCCACCTCAGAGGGGATATTGTTAGGTGCTTTAATGGTAGATGTATTGTTATTGTTCCTAGTCTGTTCCAAGTCTGTTCCAAGCCCCTTGGACGAATAGGTCGAAAAGTCATTGTACGCAACGAAGTTTACCACTTTCAAGTGTGTTCCATGCTTCGTCTTTGCGAGCACCTTGATGCGCCCGTCACGCTCCAGAGTGTCGATCATCCGAGACACCTGGCTTGTAGACCACACGACCAATTTGTTGTTGCCGGTGTACGCGCAGTCTTCGGCGATCTGTCGCAATGACCGAAGGTACTCTCCCTGCCTGACAGTCACGCTGTCATCACCTGACCCGAACGTAAATGCTTTCGTGGGACTGTGATTGGCCTTCATCATCAGATACAGGAAGAGCCTGACGATATCGCTGTTCATTCTCCATAGACCGTTATCGATCAGCGACCGAGACAGCAACACGAATCCACTGCCGCTCATATGCTGACAATGTCGCCGTGGGACTCGAGAAAGTCGTAGACATCCCTGACATCATACGCGACCAGGTAAGGAACCGATGCGCGCTCGCATTCAGCTTGAAACAGCACTTGGCTATCGCGCAGCTTCCCACCAGGTGCCTTTACCTCGATGAAGAAGAATGGCACCTGTGAGCCAGTAGCATTGAAGACCAAGAGGTCGGGGATTCCCGGCGTCTGCCGAGTCCCCCCCCTTTCGCGTCGATATCCCTGCTCGGTCGAGTAAACCGCGCAGCCCATCATCTTTAAGAATTCGCGGACCTCTCGGCTTACCTTTGCCTCTGGCTTAACCTTTTTTGCCATCGTCGCCCTCTGGTAGAGGGTGATCGCGATGCAACTCCTTCAGGGTTACGATCAGAAAATCCACGGCCTGTTCGACTGATGCATTGCTTCTCTGCAAAGCCTCTCTGCTGCCGTTTTGCAGCAACGATTCAGGAACGCGACCGAGTCTCCGACTCACGCGTTTGAGGTCGTCCTGGATCTCTCCGATCTCTTTACGAAGCAGTGGTCGGATTTCGAGGACCATGCGCGTGAGCTTAGAAGGGGAGGCCATCACCGCCCTCCTGCGCGTCAGCCTTCTTCGCGGCTTGCTTGGGCTTCCAAGTGTCCACCTGCGCGTACCACTTGCCCTCGCGTCCCTGCTTGATGTCCACATTCAGCCACTCGTCTTCCTGGGTCGCCAAGAATTTCGTGAAGTCGGCGACCTTAAAGCTGACGCGACCTTTCACGAAATCCGGTGCGCCCTCGCGCGGTGCGCTGGCGTACATTCCGGTTGGGAAAACCTTGTCCTGCGGCATCTCACTTGTCCTGTTTGGGTTAAAAAAGCGACGGCTCGTTCTCTACAAGCCGCCAAAGGTAAGCCTTTCGGCCACTGCGGGTGTCACGCTTTTCCTCGGTGCGCTGCGCGAGATCCAAATCGCGAAGCTCGCACAGTCTCCTACCGGCTGTGTGGCGTCCACCGAACAGCGCAACGTCCAACTCGTCGGCAGTCATGGCCCCACGCTCGCGTAGAATCCTCAGAATCTTGTCCCGTTGGCGTTTTGCGCCTTTTGTCATAGACGCTGCGGCGGCGTGACTTGTGTCGGGGTCTGAAGTCCTGGCTCGCGGTCCTGCTAGGTCAGGCTCAGAGTACCAAGTGTGCCCCTTCGGGCATCGGTAAACGCTTGCGCCGCCCCGTGTGGTATGCGACGACGACGCCCACTGCTGGCATCCCTCATGTGGGCAGTGGGGCCACGCCTGACTAGCCACCTAGCTGCGCCTCGAGATACTTGATAGCGTCTTCCACGCGAGCCAAGGGACCGCCATCACCAAGATATTTCCTAGCGACCTCAATGCCTTTGGCGTCGACGTTGCCGTCTTCCTCGCACGCTGCAACTAGCTGCGAGAGTTGCTCAAGAGAATCCTCGAGCTTTTTGGCGGCAGCCTCTTTCGCCTTTTTTTCTGCCGCTGCCTGCTTCTTCTTCTCCGCAGCGGTCGGGGGCTTGATGGTCTTGACTTCGATGGGCTTCGGCACCCCAGACCCGTCGCGATAGAGCTGGAGCCCCAGCCCTGTCATCGTCGCTATAGCTTTCACTACGCAACGCCAGCGCGCATCGTTTATGTCACGCGATGACGGGGTTTGAATCGCGTCGTAGCGGTTGTCCATCACCGCCAAGGTGCAGGACTGCCAGATGAAATCGCCGTCGCCATCGGGGATCGAGACGGCGCACTCGACTTCCGCGCTGCCATCCGGGTAAAAATGCGCGGGTTTAAAGGTGTATGTCGCGCCTGGGTAGTACTCCGTTAGAATCGCCCAGGCGTCGGCCCAAGGAAGCCACGAGAGGCTACGGTTGCCGACGCTTCGACTCTGCGTATACGCCGACACATCTACGCCTTTGAAGGTCGAGCGAATGTCGGCAGCGGTAATTTTCGTGCTCATTTGTCGTCTCCGTTGGCTTTACGGATTGCAGCTCGCGCCATATGCACGGCAGCCTTCAAGGCTCTGTCGTCCTCTAGCGAGGCTACCGGATACTGCGTGGCGAGATCATAAGCAGCGTCGAATGCGTGCGCTGCGGCTAGAAGGTCAGGCGCAGCTTCCAAAAGCCTTGCCGATACCGGCTTAGTCGTCATTGGTCTGCTCCCTCAGAATCGACGGTGATGCGGAAGTCCCCCACGAGCCAATCCCTGACGACTTTGGGAATCGGTTTGCTGCCTGATAGCCAACGGTAAACCGTGCTGGGTGGCCGAACGAGAACTTCCCTGGAGAATCGTTTGATGCCTCGCCCATCGCGCTCGATAGCATCGCGCAACTCGCGGATGCTCCAATCACTGGCGTCGGGGTGCCGTACTGTCATGCTGGTGGCTCCTGCTAAGGTGAAGGAAGACGATAGCCGATAACTGCTACCAATGCAACAGCGGGGGTTGCGCTGACGATTTCGCCTGTTTAAGATGTCGCATTGGTATTCACGCCAACATGGGAGAAGACAATGACAGTGCTCAACAGTCACCAGGAAGAGGCTATCAAGAATTTGCTTGAATGCGCGCGCGATGTGCTCGAGATCCACGGCCTGACGAACCAAGTCAAAGCGTCGGCATGGGAGACAGCGTTCGGCAGTGATTGGATGGTGCCGGATGAAGTGACGAGACTATGCGACGACGGCATCCTGGCTGACACATCAGATCGGAGTGACGTTTCGCCGTCCTTTCAGCTCGCCGGAAACCCTGACGGCGCGAAGCTCTGGGTAGATCACCCCGACGTAGATGTCAGGGAATGGGGCGAAGGCGTGCCCAGATTCACCGTCTCTATCGAGAGGAGGACGCTGTACCTCGGAGACGACATCAACGCAGCTCTGGTATGCCTCTTGACGCAACGGAGTGTGACATGAGAATCGTGCAATCCTTGCCAGTCGGTAGAATCCTCTCGGAGATAAGACGCGCGGACGGCGACACAGAATCCATTGAGACTATTTTGCAGACGCATCGCGCCAGCGCGGGGATGATCAATGCCGCCGTGCGGTTGCGGGTGTCGTCCAGTTGGATTCGCCGCCATCCTTGGGCCGCGCTGCAAGAATCCCCAAGCTCTCCCTGGCGGGGAATCGCGCCTAAGAATCGGCCGTAAGAATCCTCCGAGAATCCTCTAAGAATCCTCTAAGAATCGCGCCGTATCTTCTCGACTCGAGACCCGGCGGCGGTTCGGGGGTAGCGTCCAGAAATTGCGCCGGGATGGGAGCTCCGGGGCTTTTTCTTTACCCTTGCGCGTCTCATAGGTACCCACTACCGTAAAGCATCACCGATATCCTGGGAGAGGGTACTATGAAAATCCGCACGAATAGCGTAGAAGTCTGGCGGGGTAACAGCCGCATCGATGGCGCGCCCATCGTTTGCATATGTTCGGGGCTCAAAAAGAGCGCCAACGCTAAGACGGGCAACATGGTTCAAAGCTACATACTCCGCGCAGATCTCGACCCTATGCGCGCGTTAAAGTCTGGCGCGGAC